ACGTTGACGAGGGCGGAGAAACAGAGTTCCTTTATTATCCCAAAAGAGTCAAAGCCAAATCTGGTAGATTTATTCTATGGCCTGCTGGCTTTACTCATACCCATCGTGGCAATCCGCCAATCAGCAATACGAAATATATCGTCACTGGCTGGGTAGAAATGACTTGACAATTACCTCTATTGGCATTATAATGAATATTGTCAATAGGGGTCAGATATGGCTATTTTACCAATCTACTATACCACAAACAACATGCGTAAGCGTAAAGCTCGTAAGCCAACACAGGCTATGATTGATTCACAACGTCTTACACAAGAACTTTTAGCCAAGGTTGGCTATCGCAAGCCAGCTCAATCTGCCAAAAAGTTTTCATATTCACTTGCTGTCGAATCCGCAGCTGCGCCTCTCTCCAATACTATTCCGGGCGGTATCGCAGCGAAGCGTGATATTCGTACAGACCACAAGTGGAAACGCGATCACGAAGAAAAGCCAGAAACAATTAGGGCTATCGAAGAGAAGGCAATGCGTGTGGCTCCTGCATATAACAAGGGTGCAACACAATATATAACAGACGGGACTGAAGCGAAGTATCTCGGAAGGAAAATATAATGACTAAACTAAACATTACTGGACTCAAGGAATCTTCTACACCCATGGAAGAGCTTGGTCCTGCTTCAAATGGAACATACGAACATCTTGGTTCACAAGGTGGTACTGAGCAGATGCTTGCTGGTTTGCGCCAACGAGTTTCAGCCGATCTGCTCGACAAGTTCAATATCATCTGCTCACGCGTACGCGATGACAATGTAAGCACAACCAAGAAGAATATTCTTTGGTTGCATGATACATGGGACGATCCTGAGTCACAACATCTCAAGGATCCAAAGTCACTGGCTCGTTTCGAAAAGCTGGTCTTTGTATCTAACTATCAGCAAGCGACCTACAATCTTGCACTCAATGTTCCTTATCACAAAGGTGTTGTATTGCAGAATGCGATTGTTCCTATCGAACCGCATGAGAAGCCTAAAGGCAAGATCAATCTAATCTATCACACAACACCACATCGTGGTCTTGAACTTCTAATTCCTGTCTGTGAGTTCCTTGCTGCTCGCGGTTTAGATTTCCATCTCGATGTTTACTCGTCGTTCGGTATCTACGGATGGCCTGCTCGCGACGAACCATATCTTCCGCTATTCGAGAAGATCAATAACCATCCAAATATGACTTATCATGGTTGGCAGCCTAACTCTGTCATACGCGAAGCTTTGAAGAAAGCACATGTCTATGCATATCCAAATATCTGGCCTGAGACAAGTGCCATCTCTGTACTCGAGGCTATGAGTGCTGGTTGCAATGTTATCTGTCCAAACTTCCAAGTTCTTCCTGAGACATGCGCCAACTTCGCAGTCATGTATAATTGGGACGAAGATAACAATCGACACGCCAACAACTTTGCTGGCATCTTGAATATGGTTGTCAGTGACTATTGGGCAGACTTCAATCAGCAGAGGCTTGGCTTTCAAAAACCCTACTTTGATACATTCTATAACTGGGACATGCGTGCTCGCCAGTGGGAAGACTTCCTGCAAGCCTTGGCAAATAAGCCTTGACATTTGATTGCCAATCTGATATGATAGTCATAATGAGAGGAGTCATCTATGGCTAAAAGTCTATTGGCTGTCAAGGTAAAGAGGCGCAAGACAATCCTTCCGCGCGGTGTCGATGCCAAACATCTTGGCGAAGAGCCGACGTGGGAGGATATTGGCTTCTTGAACGAGAGTGAACTGCGCGCTAAAGAGATGTCTGCCTTCAATTGGTACAATTACTTTTTTGAACCCAAGACTGGACGCAAGTTCATTCTGGAGTTTATGGAAACAGTAAATATGCCAAAGCCTGCTGTTGTAATGTTCAATCGACTTCCTGATGCACAGATCAATAGCACGACAGCAGCCATGGCTCGCATGTATGTCATGGGTTGGGAAGACGCCGAAAAACGTAAGAGAATTGAGTCCCGTGTTATGGACTTGTGTCGCAAAGGTGCTGACTTGGTTGCCGAAGACAAGAAGCAAGCCGCAGCAAAAGTGAATATACAACAAAAGCTTCCTATCAACGAATTGATTGTCGACATCGAGCAGATGATCGACGAAGAAGCTGACTCGTTGACTGGCTTCTATGAATGGCTCAAAAACAAAAGTGCAAAGCCTACTGACGTTCGCGGAGTCATTGAGTATTATGCTGGTTGGTCCCAAGAGCTGTCAGAAGCTTCTGAGAAAAATGCCGATCCGCAGCTCAAGGAAGCATATGCGTATCTTACAAAGAAACAACTAAAAGAACGTGTCGAGCTGTTTGTCGGTATCATCTCAGACTGCGAGTCGTACCTGAGCAATAGCCGCAAGTCGGTTGTGCGCAAGCCGCGCAAGACTAAACCTAAGACTGCAGACAAGCTTGTCAGCAAGATCAAGTTCCAGAAGGAACACACCGAGCTGAAGATTGTGTCGATTGATCCGACCAAGATTATCGGCGCTCGTGAATTGTGGGTATTCAACACTAAATATAATGTCTTGGCTCACTACGTTTCCGATCAAGGTCTTACAGTCAAGGGAACAACACTACAGAATGTTTCCGACAGTTCGCAGCAAAAGAAACTACGCAAGCCAGCAGATGTTCTTTCGTTGATTACTGGTTCAACATCTAAAGCCGCAGAACGCGCATTTGATAATCTCAAGACGAAAGCAACTAACCCCAATGGACGTATCAATGAGTTCACCGTCATCCTCAGGGCAGTCAAATAACAATGTTGTAAGGTTCCCTAAGAAGAACACTCGTGTCGTTCCGCCAGCAGTAGATGAAGCAGCTCGCGAGGCTACGCAAAGAGCATACGTTGATGAGGTTACTGATGCTTATGCAGCACATATTGCCAACAAGCTTGCTCAACAAGGCTTTGATGTATTCAACAAAGAGTTTGACAAACACTTTGGTTTTGCAGTTGAAGCCATACGTTCGACATTGCTTATGACAATGAACCTACATCATCCTTTCCAAGAAGTGGTCGAACACACCGTAAAAACCTTGGCTGAGTTATCGCCAGACAACGATGACGATGACGAGTTCGATCCCGCTTGACAATCACGCATGGATAGTATATGATACTATCATGCAATGGAGTTCGTTATGATTCTCGTAGATTTCAGCCAAGTCATGATTTCCAATATCATGATGCAGCTTACCAACAACGACAGCAAGCTTGACGAAGATATGGTTCGCCATATGGTTCTGTCGAGCATTCGGCTATACAAGCGCAAGTTTGGTGCAGAGTATGGCAATATCGTTATCTGCGCCGACGGTCCGTCATACTGGCGTCGAGAGATTTATCCTCACTATAAGGCTGGTCGTAAGAAGGCGCGAGAGAAGTCTGCACATGATTGGAATCTTATCTTTACTGCATTGCACAAGATCCGCGACGAGATCGAAGAGAACATGCCGTATGCTGTTCTTCGCTTTGATCGCGCAGAAGCCGACGATATTATCGGCGCTCTCTGCCATGCTTATGGTCAGCATGGTATAGTAACCGAGAAGATCCTTATCATTTCAGGCGATAAAGACTTCGCGCAGTTGCAGAAGTATGATAATGTTACTCAGTTCTCTCCTATTGCCAAAAAGTTCATCACGCCTGACGTAAATCCAGAACGATTCAAGCAGTACCATATTCTGCAAGGCGATAGCGGTGACGGTGTACCCAACTTTCTATCGCCTGACGATACGTTTGTATCTGGCGGTCGTCAAAAGCCGTTGCCTAAGAAGAAGCTGGAAGAGTGGACACTATTGCAGCCTGAGGATTATTGTCAAGGTGATATGCTCCGCAACTATAACCGCAATAAGATCATGGTCGATCTGGATTGCATTCCGCAAGAATTGCAGGATGAGATTGTGACTACATATAACAACTACGCATTCAATCCTCGCAACAAGATTTTCGACTACTTCATCAAGTATAAGCTTCGTCAGCTAACCGAAGCTATCTCGGAGTTCTAATATGACCTTTTACATGGCTATCCAAATTCTACTAACAGTTCTTGTAACTGGTGGCTGTACTTTTTTGGCAACTAACTTTGTTACAGTTTCCAACAATTATCTCAAGCTACAGAAGTGGTTTATGTGGACAGTTCGTATTTCGCTTATTGTTCACGCAATTGTTTTCCCCGCTTCAATCATCAATCTTATCTGGAGTTTTTGATGATTACTGTTCCGGATCTAGACTATCATTATAGGGAGTATGATAAGATTATGATTGACCTGAATAAGTATGCCGAATTCGTTCTTGCTGTTACCAGCGACCAGAGCAAGAATGTCGAGAAGTTCTATGATAGCATGATGGACATTCATATGCGCGCGAACGCGCCTCTGCTTCTTACTGCTATGATCGGTCTAACAAGTGAAGCTGGTGAAGCACAGGAGATTGTCAAGAAGTGTCTCTTTCAAGGCAAGCCATTTACTCCCGAAACAGAAGAGCATCTCAAGAAAGAACTTGGTGATGTTATGTGGTATTGGATCAATGCTTGCAACGCGCTCGACCTTGATCCTAACGAAGTGATTGCTGAGAATGTGCGCAAGCTAGAGGCTAGATACCCAGGTGGCACATTTGATCCGTTCTATTCTAACAATCGTAAAGAAGGCGATATCTAATGTCTAAGCTTGTTGTGGTTGATGTTCTTTCGTCGTTTCGTATGCGCTATGTTGTTCGTGCTAACAGCGTCGAAGATGCACTCGACGAAGTAACATGGCGCGAGGGCGACTCGACGTTTAGAGAGTTTAGTCAGAAGCATATTGATCCAACTGCAATCATTGACCAGCGCGAGATTACAGAAGAAGAATACATCAAACTCTTCGATCAGGATAATGATTACCTTGCTGATTGGACTGACGAACAGAAAAAACAATATATAAATGTTATTGAGTATAACGAACAAGAGGAGATTGATGATGGCGCTTGATACAAGCAAATGTATGGCAAACCTTGTCGCAAAGATTGAGGCACAGACTACAAAGGAACGACAGGTTGATTTTCTACATCTCTATAGCTCGTATGCCCTAAAAGCAGTTCTGGGTTATGGTATGGATCCAGGTGTCAAGTGGTTACTCCCTGATGGCGATCCTCCGTATCGTCCCCTCGAGGTAAGCACAGACCAAGAAGGTCGATTCTATACAGAATGTAAGAAGCTGATTTATTTTGTTGATAGCCCAGAAGGTCGTCAGGTTCAGCAACTCAAGCGTGAGCAGCTGTTCATTCAAGTTCTTGAATCGTTGGATCCTCGTGACGCACAGCTGCTTCTTCGTATGAAGAATCGTCAGCTAAAAATTATGCCAGAAGCAGTCGCTATAGCATTTCCTAATCTCTGGGAAGCATGGGGTCGTTCTGTTGCTAAACCTGTTGCCGCTCCAGTAACGGAGGTGCCTGTTATTCAGGATTCTACATTTCTTCCTGAGGCAGAAGAAACTACTGTCAAGCGTGGTCGCGGCCGTCCGAAAGGTTCTACCAAAAAGAAAGTAGAAGCAGCATGAACACAGCTTTTATCATCGGTAATGGAACGAGCCGTAAAGGCTTCGATCTTACTAGACTGAAACCCTATGGAACAATCTTTGGTTGCAATGCGCTTTATCGTGATTACCCTGACAACTCTATTCCTGATTTCCTCGTTAGTATTGATGATGGTATCATTACCGAGATAGAAGGATCTGATTTTCCATCTAAGCGTTTTATCGTTCCGCCGATTGATGAAAGATGGGAACCTGCCGAATGTAATATTGGTCGACCCCGTAGCAATGCTGGCATGAACGCTATGCGCGAGGCTATCAAGATGGATTACAATCAACTAATCTGTCTTGGCTTTGATTTTATTATTCAAGACAATAGCCAGTTACTGTCGAATGTTTATGACGGCACAAACAACTATGGCGCTGAGACACGCGCCAGCGCCGCAGACAATCCTGGGCGCATCAACTACCTGTCATGGCTTACACGAACAAATCCTGATGTGGATTTTATCTTTATCTTTCCTGAGAATACGACAGTATCGAAACTTGCTGGCAAGAATGTTTTTGTCAACAGCTATGAGAACCTTTTGAAGAACACTTGACACTGGATAGCAAAATGTATATTATAACCATAGTCAAAAACTAAAGCAAAGGAATCTTGTATGACCGAAACTTTCCTTATTACTCTTATTACATCAATGCTCGGTTGGATCATTGGTATTGTAATTGCTCGTTGGATTGTTCGCAAGTTTATTCATACAGCAGAAGAACCGATTGGCTCTGTATCTGGCGATGACGTCCTTGACTTCGACAAAGCTGACATGCCATACATTCCTGTTACCATCGTTCGTGAGAATGGATTGTATTATGCTTGGTTCAAAGGCAATAACAAGTTTATTGGTCAGGCGAAAAAGCTTGCCGATATCCACAAGATGGCTCATGAGCATGTAATGAAGCAGCTGGGCCTTCGTTTCGAATTCGTGCGAGAAAAAGACAAAGTTATTGCATAGCTTACAAATGTAACAATTTGTTACAAAAGTATCCTATCTTTTACCAAAAAACCTATAAAAACCCAATTTTTTACCCCTAGTGATATCAATGACTTAGCAAGGATCTCCGCTAAGCCTTTGATATTGCTAGGGTTTGTTTTTAGGGGTGCGCCTTGACAATGGGTGGGTTATTGGATATGATGGGAATATAAGTTGATGAGACAGGAGATTCCAGATGACCAAGCGTGACTTTGTTATTTTCGCAGAAGAGATCCGCAATATGCTCGACCCCATGCAGCGCCTCAATGCTGCGGCTGCGGTTGCAGCGGCTTGCGTTCGTATCAATCCGCGTTTTGATATCCAAAATTTTTACGTTGCTTGTGGCATCACTCGCTAAAGGAAAATATATCATGGAAAAGCATCCCCTCACAGAAGCGTTCCTCGACCAAGCCCGTGTCGCTCGTGCTAACGAAAAAGCAGTGGTTTATGAAAAGGCTGCGAGCGATATGATTGCCTACGAGAAGGCGCAGCGCGAAAAGGCTGAGCTGATCGCTGCAGTCGAGATGTATGAGATCCTGCTTGGGAACTACGAGCTGCAGCCTGACAATCACTCGTCGAAGGCACTCAAGGATTTTCTCCGCAAGTGGCCTAATATCGCAAGTTACGATTCCCGTGGTAATTACGTGGGTCGAATGACAAATGAAAATGGCTGGGTGCCATAATGAAAGGAAAGATCATGACCAAGGACAATAAAATTGAATTCGCCCTTTTTGCCATCAACTGGCTTGCTGGTTTCGGTATGGGCTTGACCATTGCCCAGCTCCTTCGCTGACGGATTGACAATCCATCCTGCCTGTGATATAATGAAATGTATGATGAGAGGAACATATCATGTCAATCAATGAAGCTGTTGCGCTGGCTGCACGTTTAGAGTCACTCGTTCGTCGTGCTGATATGTTTGGTAAAGACCGACTCTGTATCCTCGAAGAAGTGAATGACATTGCATATGATCTCCGCAGCTATGCAGACCGACTTGATGCAGCAATGGAAAAGGAACTCTGTGATGACCGACTTCGCGTTTCTTCCCTCTGATAATACAGATGCTAAACATGATATCGTTCAGGCGCTGTATGATCGCCTGAAGGAAGTTCGTCGTGCGAGCGTAATGAAGTTTCCTCTCGACGACGAGTTTGAATTGGGTATCAATTGCCGTTTGGCTAATGAAGCTGAATGGTTGGAAGATTTGCTGGAAAAGATTGAACGGAGCTGAACTATGCCTAACTGGTGCTCGAATTCATTTACGGTTTCACACGAAGACGCCGCAATGATTACCAAGTTTGCTGAAGCATTCAAAGCTGGTAATCTATTTGAAACATTCATTCCGCTGTCTTCCGGCGAATGGGATTATGGTACAGCCGTCGAAGAATGGGGTACCAAGTGGGATATCAACGGTGGTGATATTACAGTTGATGCAGACGGTAAAAGCGCATCAGGTTTCTTTGATACTGCATGGGGTCCTGCTACCGAAGCGTATTCCAAGTTTTATGATCTTGGTTTTGATATCGATGTTCTGTATCATGAGCCGGGCATGTGCTTCGCTGGTCACTTCACTGACGGCGAGGACTACTGCACCGAGTATGACTTCACCGATGAAAATTGGCGTGATATGATCGGTGACGAAGATGTTCTCGACCTTCTCGAATCTGAATACGAATCATGGCTTGAGTGGCAAGAAGAAACAGAAGAAGAAGATGGGAGCGAGTGATGCCTTATGTTTCTGTTGACGTTGACGTTTATCTCGAAGACTTCGACGACGATGATCTTATCAAAGAACTGAAAAGCCGTGGATATTCTATTGATAAGAGCAAGAGAGAGTTTACATGGCTTGCGTCGACCCAAGAAGAAGTGGATCTTGATAAAGCTCTGTGGAAACTCCGCGAAGCATATCTAATTGAGGACGGTGATCGGTTCCGTAAGTCGTTCGAGAAAATCCTAGCAGAATACGGATACTATGTATGATAGATCACAAAGTCGTCAAAGATCGGTTTCTCAAGTTCCTCTTTGCTCAGGTCGATGAGCTGACGGAACAAGGTATGTCCGAACGACAAGCCGCAGAGCTTGTGATGGACACTGTGTTCCTGACAATACATAACACGTGGGTCGATGCGTTTGGCGCTCGACAAATGGCTGAAGAGTTTTATCAGGTCGCCGATGGTCTGGTTGCTCGCTCAATGGAGGATTCTAAGTGATCATTGGTCTTTGTGGTTTGATTGGTTCTGGTAAAGGAACCGTTGCTGAACATCTTATGAAAGAACATAATTTTATCGGCACATCGTTTGCTGAGACGCTCAAGGACGCAGCTGCTTGTATCTTCGGTTGGGATCGTGAGATGCTCGAAGGTGCAACGCAGGAGTCGCGATACGAGCGCGAGCAAAAAGACGAGTGGTGGAGTCAGCGTCTCGGTTGGGAAGTGTCTCCTCGCAAGATGCTTCAGTTTATGGGAACCGAAGTAATGCGCGACAATCTAGATCATTACATCTGGGCTCACGCGACCGAGAAGCGTATGCTCGACACAACCGATTACTTCTCTCGTATGACTGGTCAGAAGCCAAACTTCGTGATTAGCGATGTGCGCTTTCCTAATGAGATTGCTATGATTCGTCGCAACGGCGGTCAAGTTTGGCATGTTCAGCGTGGCGAGCTTCCCGACTGGTTTGGTAAGGATGATCCGTCGATTCACGAGTCTGAGAAGGCGTGGAACAACGAAGACTTCGACGCCATCATTCATAATGACTCAGACATTGCCACACTTTGCAAAGCGGTTGACAATCTACTGAAAGCTTGATATAATAAGCCATACAATGGAGTTTGGCTATGAACGTAGGTGAGACTGTTACTATCCGTGTGCGCGATGCGCGCAATCCTGCTGTGTTTGCTTCTGGCGTTGTGCGTCAGTTCAATGAATACTCAGGCAAGATCCTACCCAATCCTAAGTGGGTCGGTGCTGACTCCATCTGTCTCTCCACAGGTATCGCAGAGTTCCCTTTCCGTATCATCGACCGTGAACGTATCGTCGGTCTTGGCAAAGCTGCTCCCGTTGCTGCTCCGCGCAGCGAGACGTTCGTTGTTCAAAGTTCAAAACCTGGCTCAACATATACAGTCACTCGCGATGGTTCGCATTGGAGCTGTACTTGTGTTGGCTTTGGTTTTCGTAAAGATTGCAAGCATGTCAGGGAGTGCAAGTGATGGTTGACTTAGACGCAGACGCTCATCAGTATCGTTTAGATGAAATCAAACAGTTGAAACAACGCATCAAGCAATTAGAAAAAGCGCTGCGTGCTTGTCACAATTCGCTCAATGTAGCATTTGATTATGATGGCAATGTGTTCGGAATACACCACAATGCTGCTGTCGATGCTGACATAATGGCTAAACGAGTTCTGGAAAAGGTAGATTGGAGAATAACTGATGATGCTCGGTAGGCGCTGGTCGATCCTCTGGGTCGGCTGGAGAAAAGATTCCCTATTCATCTGGAATGGTTTTCGCTTCAACGGCGGTGGATATATGTATGGTGCTGCGCCGTATCATTACTGGCGTGTTGGTCCAATTCAAGTGATGAGGTATGTGTGATGGATACGGTTAGAATTGAATGTATGCTAGTCAACGGGCAAGGAAATGTTATTCAGAACTGGACGATTATGCAAGGTTCAGTTCAGCACGATCCTCAAATATATGTTCAGCGTGCCTTGGAAGTCAAGAGAACACAGAGCATCAACTACACTGCTCGCGTGCGCGTGGTTAGTGAACAAACCAACCGAATAGTGGATATGTTCCCATGACTGATGAGAATAGAAAATTCTGGGATGCTATTGAAAACATCCAACAAGCGTTCAAAGATATCGACGCTGAGTATGCGAAGATGGCTGACGAGTGCGATCCCGAACTCAAGCTCGCTGTAACTAAATGGGCTATGAAACATATCGTCGAGCATGCGCGCGATGGTGGCAGTTATCGTTATCTTATCTATGAGCGCATGGGCTTTGGTCCAGAAGCATATGCTCCGCTCTGCTCTGACGGCTTGACTATCAGCAACGAGTTTGATCTCGATGTGGTTCCTTCTGCTCGTAAGGCGCTTGCTGAAAACGATCACGAAAAGCTAAAGAAGATTCTGACTTGCTGTGACGAGCCTGGATGCTACGAGCAGATCAGCTCAGGTTTCCCGACTGACAATGGTTATCGTCAGACTTGCGGAACTCACTACAGAATGTACAGCCCAAAGCACGAGGAGAGAAAGAATGACATTCAATCTGGAGATTGATTACGAACTCGCAGACAAGATCACATTGCAGAACTTGAAAAGCGCATACTTTTCTTTTTGCCTTGATGTCAAGAACTTCGAGAACAAGAAGAAAAAGAATAAACTTCAACCTTGGCAAGAAGAAGACTTGGTATATGCCAAGAAGATGCGCAAGGTGCTCAAGAAAGCTATTCGCTATTATACGACTGAATCTGAAGCAAAGGAATATTTCGATGGATGTAAAGATGCAGAGTGATCTTGAAAGTCTTGTCAGTTATGATATGTGGTGCAATGGCTTTGATCCCGCGAACAAAGACGACATCATTGCATACTGGGCAGCATTGCTTGACTAAGTTTTGGTGTCTATGGGCTAAGGCTCTAGGTGAGAAAGCTGGTAAGAGTGACAAAGAGGCGGATCGGGTAGCACTGATCCGCACTCTTATTGTGTTGTGTTATATTATCACAAACATATTCATCGTGGCTGGAGTGATCAGACATTGGTAAGCAAACGAACAGAATGGTGGCTAGAGTGGGGTTCGACAGCAATCCTTATTGTTGGCGTAGCTCTGACTGCGTGGAATATCTATCCACTCAACGTCTGGTTCTCGCTCGCTGGTAACTTTGGTTGGTTTGTGGTTGGTTGGCTTTGGCGCAAGTGGTCGCTATTGACAATTCAGATCATAGTGAGTATAATATACTTTGCTGGTTTAGCTCAACACTATGGAATGTGGCTATGAAGATTGGTATTCTTTCAGATTTGCATATGCACGACACAAGACCTTGGGACTTCGAGCCCGAGGACGACGTGTTCTATATCTGCGCTGGCGATATCAGCGAGCAGCACGATTTCCGCGACGAGTTTGTGCAGCGCCATGCAGATCATATGTTCGCTATCCTCGGTAATCATGATTATTACGGCTCGACGTTCAGCGACGCATACATGCACTTGTTGACGCGGACTGTTGGTGATGTCAAGATTGCTGGTGCCACATTGTGGACTGATCTATCGAATAATCTCGACTGGGTTTACTATGTGAACGGACTCATCGACTATCGTTATATCAAGGATCTCAATCAGGAAGACATGATCGAGACACACGCATATCACAAGAAGTTCTTGATGACGAGCGAAGCTGATATCATTGTGTCGCATCATACGCCAAGTCGTAAGTCTATTCATCCGCGATATCTGACGAGCCCATACAACACATCGTTCTCGAACGACATGGAAGAAGAAATCCTTTCCATGCGCAAGCCACCGAAGCTGTGGATCCACGGTCACACGCATGATCGCTTTGACTATATGATCGGCGAGACGCGAGTGATCTGTCATCCGCGTGGATACAAAGGCGAACACGATGATCACGGAATCTATAAGCCGTTGATCGTGGAGATTTGATTTGTCAGGATATACAATACAACTTCCACCAAAGCCAGTTGGCTATTGGATTATGCCTGGATCTGCGCCACCCGTGTCAACCAAGTTCGCTGCATACAAACGACCGCGATGGTTGACAATCAAGATGATGTGGTATATACTTG